TCGTGTGAAAGGACAGTTTCGCGACTATTTGGAAAAGTTAGAAAAAGAAAACAAACTTGACAGTCATCTAGTTCGCAAGGCCAAACATGATTTGAAAATTGGCGATGATGGTGAAGTGGATGAAGACGATTATGAGCCAGACCTGTCTGGTGATTTAGAACAAGATATTAAAAACAATCCTGGCACTGCATTAGGAACTGGCATAGGATTAGGACTACTAGGTATGATAGAAGACGCAACCTGGGATCAAGATGTACAACCCATTGGTGACCCTGCTGACACAGAAGTGGCACACGGCGTTGAAGATCACATAGCGGCCTCAGTTGCCGCACCTGCAGAACCCATGGCTGAATATGGTGCTCCAGCACGAACATACACACTAGAAGATGGCACATGCCTGGAAGCCTACGGTGACGATGAATCAGGTTACGAAGTTCGTCACGGTGAACGCCGGTTGCCCACAAGATTCCCCCGCATTGACCATGCTGACATGGCAGTAAAACTGTTTCAAAAGCGTAGACAGAAACAGGACTTTTCTCAGGATTATATAGAAGAACGATAATATGATAATAGACCAATTATTCACTCCCAAACTTATCAAAGAAGGCGAAGTATACGACCTAGGTCGTGAATACGGCGCACCTCCTCCGGCAAAGAAACCACGTAGTCAAGATCCTGCTGACCACAATCCTTATCCTTACAGTCCAGAAGAGGACGACGATTACTTCCGTGAAATCTTCCGCAAGAAGCGCGAAGCGGCTGCCAAGGCCAAAGATCAAGATGTAAACGAAGACGAACAACTTGATGAAGTTGATTGGAAAGCCTTGCAAGACAAAATGAAGGGTTATGCGAAAGGCGCTAAAGAATTTACAAAGAATGTAAAAGACACAGGCAATGCTGCCGCTGGTATGATCAATGCCTATGGTGGTGCAGGTAAGGAACTAGGCAACCAATTGATTGCTAGGCCAACCAGTGCCGCATACAATGCTGCCAAAGGTGGACTCGGCAAAGCCGCTGATGTTGCCAAAGGTGTTTATGGTGATGTCAAACAAGGTACTCAGGCAGTTGGACAGGCAGTGGACACAGTAGGCACTGATGTAGGCCAAGGACTTCAAAAGGTAGGTCGTGGTGTGGCCAACGTAGCAGGCGGTACTGCTGGCGCATTGGGCTCAGTAGTGGGTGGAGCCACTACTGGAACAGGACGTGCGGCCGCTAAAGGCTTTAACGCCGGTGTTAAAAATGTAGGCGGTAATGCGGTCAATCGTTTGCAAACAAATGTATTCAAGCCTACGTCAGATCCTGTGGAAATTAAAAAGCAAATTGATCTTAAGAAACAAGAGATTGCCGATCTTGAGACAGAATTAAAAACAACTACTCCTGCCAAAACAGGTGGCGGGCAAACATCATTACGATATGGTATTAATCCTGTTGACGGCAAACCTTTGACTGGCACTGAATTACGAGATAGGGCAGCAGCCAGACGTGAGCCAACAGCAACAACATCTGTCGCACCTGCCGCTTTGCCAAAGCCAACTTATGCACCAGGGGTTGGTGCTACACCCACAAACGTAACTTACAGTCCAGCATTTGGTGGTAATTACTACAAACAAAAACCAGCCAAGGCCAACCCAAATACTTTTGCACAATCAGGATTTCAGGCACCTGCTATGGCCGAGACTCGCATCGCCACTGCTCTGAAAAAACCAGTAGCAGAAATGTTGCAAATGGTCGAGACTAAAGAAGATGTACAACGTATCAAACAGTTCGTTGATGATACTTTTGTCAAGTATGGTGCTGTGAATGAATCAGCATTTGCCATGCGTAACCAAATACTTGAGCATGTGACACAAGCAGGTGCTCAACGTCGTAGAGAACACAGCCAGCGAGTGGCCCACTAACTCAGCCTTAGGACCGAGTGGGCGGCTTCTGCCTGGGCCAATAGATTCGCTACCTGGCGGCCCAAAACGAGCATATACCCCTTGACATCTCCTAAAGATCTGTTATAATAACACTTTAGGAGATTTCTATGACAGCAAAAACATTCAACGGCGATCAAAAGATCAAACTCACTCAAATCATCAATGAAGGCATGCAGGTCATGCACGAAATCGATACCCTTCAAGGTGGACTGAACGACACTATCAAGGCAGTAGCCGAAGAACTGGAAGTCAAGCCTGCTATCCTGAAAAAGGCCATCAAACTGGCACACAAGGCTGAGTTTGGCAAAGAAAAACAGGACCACGAGACCCTGGAAACTATTTTGGAAACTGTGGGCAAAACACTCTAAATGTATTCTGTATTTCAACACTGGGATCCACTCAAGGTCTGTGTAGTAGGTACGAGTTATCCGCCGGAATTCTATTCATGGATTAAGAATTCAAACACACGTCAACACTTTGAGCGCCTGGCTGAAGAAACCGAACAAGACTATCAGGCCCTTATTAGTTTATTACAAGGCCGGTTTGGTGTCAAAGTGCTGCGGCCTCAACTACCCGAGGATCTCAGTTCGTTAAAAATACATGGACGTTGGATGCAACCTCCAGTTTGCCCTAGAGATTATTTTATCATGATCCAAGATCAACTGTGGGTACCTGCCATACCCAACAAGATTCATGCTGATCGTGCATTTGCAAGACAAAGTGTGTTGAATCGTGAAGAATTTGATCGTATGGACCAGGCGCAACTTAATGCCAGGTTAGATTGTTATACTGACATTTTTCAGCACGTTCGTGATCAAGGCAACACAGTACAACAAACAGATTTGGATTTTGTAAATGGTTGCTTTGTGAGTCGAATTGGTAAAAATTTGTATTTTGCCACGCAAGAATACAACGAAGATCAAGATCGATTGTTGCAAATTGTAAACACACACTTTCCTACCACACATAACAAGATTGTGAATGCAGGAGGTCACGGCGATGCCACATACTGTCCTGTCACTCCGGGGCTAATTATAAGTTTGCGTGACATTCCAACACACGCAAATACATTTCCTGACTGGGAAGTTGTATACTTGCCACCCAGCAATTATGAGCACATGCGGGAGTTCCAGTCCAGTATGAGAATCAATCGCGGGCGTTGGCACATTCCCGGCTTTGAACAAGATCAAAATCTCATCAACACAGTTGAATATTACTTTGAAGACTGGGTTGGCAATGTCAGTGAAACTGTGTTTGATGTCAACATCCTGGTGATTGACAACAAGAACATTGTGGTGTCTAGCCACAATGATCAAGTTGAGCAGGCCTGCGCACGACACGGCATTGAAGTACATGTAAGCCCGTTTAGGCATCGATATTTCTGGGACGCAGGCATTCACTGCATTACAAATGATTTGCATCGTGATGGTAAAATCCAAGACTACTTTTCTCTTGGAAATAAATAACAAAGAGTCGCTCACTCAACGAGCATGTATCATGGCCTACCAGCCACAAATGGAGAAAAATTGAGTTATATTGACGCACTATTTGATCGTGAGCACGATCGCATACACACAGTAGAACGCCGCAATGGTGAGCGGGTCTATAAAGAGTATCCAGCAAATTACATTTTTTATTATGATGATGCCCGAGGTAATTTTAAAAGTATATACGGCACACCCGTATCAAGATTTTCTACACGCAATAACAAAGAGTTCCGCAAGGAAGTCCGCGCTCACAGCCATAAGCCGATTTATGAGAGCGACATCAACCCAATCTTTAGATGCCTTGAAGAAAACTACAAAGACCAAGATGCGCCTGAGCTTCACACAGCGTTTTTTGACATTGAGGTGGCGTTTGATAAAGATCGTGGCTTCTCACCTGTATCAGACCCTTTTAATCCCATTACTGCGATTTCAGTCTATCTCGACTGGCTAGATCAATTGGTCACACTTGCTGTGCCTCCCAAACATCTCAGTTGGGATACTGCCCACGAACTGGTCCGAGACTTTGAGAACACTGTGTTGTTTGCTGACGAAGCAGATATGATCAAAACATTCCTTGACTTGATTGATGACGCAGATGTGTTGAGTGGTTGGAACTCAGAAGGCTATGACATTCCTTATACTGTGAACCGCTGTATTCGTGTGCTGAGCAAAGACGATACACGCAAATTCTGTTTGTGGGGGCAACTGCCCAAGAAGCGTATGTTTGAACGTTTTGGTGCAGAGAATGAAACCTATGACTTGATTGGTCGTGTGCATATGGACTATATGCAACTGTATCGCAAGTACACATATGAAGAACGTCACTCATACAGCCTAGATGCTATTTGTGAGTATGAACTGGGCGAGCGCAAGACACAGTTTGAAGGCACACTGGATAGTTTGTACAACCAACACTTCCGGACGTTTATTGAGTACAATCGCCAAGACACATTGTTGATTGGTAAACTGGACAAGAAACTGCGCTTCTTGGATCTAGCCAATGAACTGGCACATGCCAATACTGTACTATTGCAGACCACCATGGGTGCTGTGGCCGTGACTGAACAGGCCATCATCAACGAAGCACATGAACGTGGCATGGTTGTGCCCAACCGCAAGCAACGCCTCACAGACGAAGACACACAGGCCGCAGGTGCTTATGTGGCATACCCCAAGAAAGGGGTGCATGAGTGGATTGGATCTGTTGACATTAACAGTCTGTATCCATCGGCAATTCGTGCCATGAACATGGGACCGGAGACTGTGGTAGGACAACTGCGTCAGACCATGACAGATCGATTGATCAAAGCCAACATGGCCAAGGGACAGAGTTTTGCGGCGGCCTGGGAAGGTATCTTTGCCAGCCTGGAATACACAGCCGTGATGAATCAAGAGCGTGGCACTGAGATCACAATTGACTGGGAGTCGGGCGAAGAGTCCATACACTCAGCCGCTGAGATCTGGAACATTATTTTTGACTCCAATCAACCTTGGATCCTCACTGCCAATGGTACTATTCTTACATTTGAGAAGAAGGGTATCATTCCCGGTTTGCTGGAACGTTGGTATCGTGAACGACAAGAACTACAGGCCAAGAAGAAAGAAACAAAAGATGCCAAAGAAATTGTATTCTGGGACAAGCGACAACTGGTTAAGAAGATTAATCTCAACAGTCTCTACGGGGCTATTCTTAACCCGGGCTGTAGGTTCTTTGACAAACGTATTGGACAGTCAACAACACTTACTGGTCGTTCAATTGCCCGGCACATGGACGCTTATCTTAATGAGCTCATCACAGGCAAATATGACCATGTGGGCCAAGCAGTTATATATGGTGACACAGACTCGTGTTATTTCTCCGCGTGGCCAGTCCTCAAGACCGAAGTTGAAGAAGGCCGGATGGCATGGTCAAAAGAAACTTGTATTCAACTGTATGACAGCCTTGCTGAGCAGGTCAACGAAAGTTTTCCCGCCTTCATGGAACAAGCGTTCCATTGTCCCAGGGACATGGGTGAATTGATCAAGTGTGGTCGTGAGACTGTGGCAGATCGCGGTTTGTTTATTACAAAGAAACGTTATGCTGTAAACGCCATTGATATCGAAGGCAAACGACTGGACGTCAACGGCGCAATTGGCAAAACCAAGGCCACAGGACTGGACCTAAAACGATCAGATACCCCCAAAGTAATTCAAGACTTCTTGTTAGAAATTCTAAATAAACTACTTGCTGGTGCTGGCAAGGATGAGATTGTGGAACGTATCCGTGAATTCAAATATGAGTTCACGGAGCGTCCAGGCTGGGAGAAAGGTTCGCCCAAGCGTGTGAACAACTTGACCAAGTATCTGGCAGAAGAAACACGATTGGGCAAAGCAAACATGCCAGGGCATGTGCGGGCCGCAATTAACTGGAACAACATGCGCAAGATGAACGGCGACAACTACTCAATGGCTATTGTTGATGGTATGAAAACCATTGTGTGTAAACTCAGGTCAAATGCTCTGGGTTGGACCAGCATTGGTTATCCTACAGATGAACAACGACTACCCACATGGTTTACTGCATTGCCATTTGACGACGGAGAGATGGAAGCCACTGTGGTGGATGGCAAGGTTGATAACTTGTTGGGTGTGTTGGATTGGGACCTAGCATCAGCAACCAACACAGAAAATACATTTACCAGTTTATTTGACTTCGAATGAAACTCAGCGATATTGTTGCAAAATTAAATTTACTTGATTCACTTGATGTTGCAACTGAATGTGCTATAGCCACGGGTACGTTAAGCCACATTGCACATGTGGTGACTGAACATGTTGATCCATACCAAACTGCCAAAGATGATATAGTAAAAACACACAATGAATTGATCAACAATATTGCAAAATTTTCTGCACAAGTCGAATCTCTAAAAAAAGAATTAAGATCAGAAATCAAACAGCATGAACAAGAATATTTGGTCAATAGTTTACGTGTGTACCAAGAAGAAATGATTCATGACACCGCAGACGCTATTCTAAATAGACGCATGCGAATAGACGATGACGATGATTTGATGTTACGATCACGTCTTAGAAATCTAACCGACTGGCGATTACCTGGAATGATCATCCGTCCTGGAGTGGAAACCTATATTGAAGAGATGGTACCGCTGGACCCTCTATACGTGGTTGATCACGATCTAGAACTGATACGTCCTGCTGTCAGTAAGTTCACCCCAGAATATCAACAGAGATTGCGTGAGTATGTGATTGATGATTGGACAGATGATCCCATATTAGACAAACTGCCCGATAACCAGTTTGGCGCCATATTTGCCTATCATTATTTTAATCATAAACCCATGCCAATAATATGCCGGTTCCTGACAGAATTTTATCAAAAACTACGACCAGGCGGTACTGTGCTTATGACCTATAATAACTGCGATCAAGCACATGGAGTAGTTCGTGCCGAGCACACATGGATGTTGTACACTCCACGACGCTTGATTGAACAGCATGCTGTTGAAACGGGATTTGAATTGACCGAGGCGTATGACGGCAAGGAAGATGTAAGTTGGCTAGCGTTACGCAAACCTGGAGATATTGTTTCCTTGCGGGCCGGACAGACATTGGCTAAAATTAAAACTGATCCAAAAATACAAGAACTACATTCACTTCAAAATTTTGTAAATGAATGTATTTTAAATGTTCCTGCAAAAGTTGATAGTTACACAATAGATGAACTAAAAGAAATAATCATTCGGAATGGCTACGAGGATATGCTCAAAAAACTTGCAAATCACAATTAAAAACTGTATACTATAAACTTAGGAGAAAACTATGAGAGATTACTTATTAGACTTGGTAGAACACACTTATGATCTGGGTTGTATTGACCTGATTAAAATTGTTGGAGACACCAGCAAAACTGAAATTGTAGGCTTGGCAGAAGATTTGAGCGTGGTCATTCGTGGCAACTTCCACAATCCTGCGGCAGATTTTGTGGGCACATTTGGTATGCCTAACTTGGGCAAATTAAAAACATTACTCAATTTGCAAGAGTACAAAGAAAATGCCAAGCTCGCTATCACCAAACGTGCCGACGGTGAACCAGATGGCATTGCATTTGAAAACAAAATTGGCGACTTTAAAAACAACTATCGTTTTATGGCGTCAGGCATTGTGAACGAAAAGTTGAAGACTGCCAAGATTCGTCCTGTCACTTGGCACATTGAATTTGAACCAACCAATGCAGCCATCCAGCGAATGAAATGGCAAATGAGTGCCAACGCAGAAGAAGCCAACTTCCAGGCCAAAACTGAAAACGGTGATCTCAAGTTTTTCTTTGGCGATCACTCCACACACTCAGGTAACTTTGTGTTCCATCCAGGTGTGAGTGGTCAACTCAAACGTGCATGGGCTTGGCCTGCCAAGCAGTTTGTGAGCATCATGGACTTGACTGGTGACAAGAAAGTGCGTATAAGTGATGACGGCGCCGCTGAGATCACAGTTGATTCTGGACTGGCAGTTTATCAATATCTATTGCCAGCACAAAGCAAGTAATGACTGAGCCAGTTCAAGACAACTTAACTGCCAAGCAAAAAGACTACGCTGTGTTCCTCCCGGCCATCAGCGGATTCTATGCTACATTCATAGGCAAGCAAAGGAATGAACCATATGTGGATCCGGCTCGACTTCCTCAGGGCATTACTGATATGGAGCAACTTAATTGGCTCAATTCCAACAAGGCTCTTTTTCCTTACAAGTGGTCACTCTACTCAGGAGGCCATGCTAACCTCGATCTTGCCAAGCAAGACTGGTCAGAAGACATGGTTCGGTCCCGAGAACCTGGCACATTTATTCTTGGAGACTCGGGTGGTTTCCAGATTGCTAAAGGCTTGTGGGAAGGCGATTGGAAAGCCAACTCAGGTTGTGCCAAGGCTCAAAAGAAACGAAGTCTAATCTTAAACTGGTTGGACAATGTGGCAGACTATGGCATGATCTTGGATATTCCCACATGGGTCATCCATGACAAAAAAGCATCAGCGGCTTGTAAGATCACCACACTACAAGAAGCAGTGGATGCTACCAAGTTCAACAATGACTACTTCATGAAACATCGCAAGGGCGTAGCAAATGGTGGTGCCAAGTTCTTGAACGTGCTACAAGGTGACAACCATACATCTGCAGACCAGTGGTATGAGACCATGAAGGAATACTGTGACCCTGTCAAGTATCCAGACACACACTTTGACGGTTGGTCAATGGGTGGACAAAACATGTGCGATGTACACCTGGTGCTTCGAAGACTGGTAGCCTTACGCTATGACAATTTACTTCAAGAGGGCCGACATGATTGGATGCACTTCTTGGGAACCTCCAAACTGGAGTGGGCTGTTTTATTAACTGTAATCCAAAGGACTGTAAGAAAATATGTCAATCCAAACTTCACAATCTCGTTTGACTGCGCCAGTCCGTTCCTTGCAACAGCAAACGGACAGGTCTACTTTGAAAATGTCTTTGAACACGATAGCAAATGGTCGTATCGCATGGCTCCTTCAGCCGACGACAAAAAGTATTCCACAGACACACGCAAGTGGGGAACAGGTGTAGTAGCAGATGGCATCTATCCACGCTGGGAAGACAGCCCAATCAGCAACTTGCTCAAGATGAAAGATATCTGCATCTACAAGCCCGGCGATCTAAATAAGATCGGCAAAGAAGGCAAGACATCATGGGATTCATTCTCATATGCTTTGCTCATGGGTCATAATGTTTGGATGCACTTGACCGCAGTACAAGAAGCCAACAGACGTTTTGATGCAGGAGAATATCCTGCCATGATGCGTAGGTCAGGTGGAGACTATGCCCGGTTTGAAGACATCGTGGAAGCAATCTTTGCGGCACCAGATCGAGCAACTGCCGACGCTATCGTCGAAGAGTATGACACATATTGGATGGAAATTGTGGGCACACGAGGATTCAAAGGCAAGAAGACCAAAAATGCTCGCACTCAATTCAATGCATTGTTTGAATTCGAAGAAACTGACTCTGTACAACCAACTGATGATAGTGTACAATTAGACACATCAGCACTAGATCAATTAGAACATGAACAGACCTGAACACGAAAACGTCAACTTCTTTGTAGGCACTGAAGTAGAACACACTCCGGCATTTGGCAAGAAAACTTTGTTTGTGGTTGATGTTCAACCAACAGTGGAAATACTCAGCAGATTCGTTGGCAACGAATGCAAGCATATCTTTTTTGGTGCCAATCACAGTTTTCATCCTGACAACAGGCTAGCGTGGCAACGCTGGGAAAGCATGATTGAACCATTCCTACAAGACGGATACTTGTGTAGCCTGGACATTCCAATCACTCATGTGGATGAATTCCATGATGGACCACTTTGTGACTACATAAACTTTATACCTCAAATTCGAGTGAGTCTGCCGTATACAAAGTTGTGGAATTATAATACAATGTTAAAAATAGATGACAAAGACTTTGCCGCTACCAACCCCGGCGTCTGGTGTCACAGTCTACACAGCCTAATGAGCCGCGAAACATTTACTTCGTGGGATGACTATAAACAGGATCAAAAGTTATGAATCAAAGAGATCAAGCATTAACAGAACAGCATGAAAGAATCATGCACCAAGCCGAACGTAAAATTTGGGTCACATTTCAAAAGGAAGGCATTCACTGTTATCCTGCGGCCGCAACAGACCCCAACCTAGCAACAGGAGATCAATATGATGTTTCGTTTTTGGCCAGTCCTCATCGTCATATTTTTCATTTCAGGGTTTGGATTGACGTATTCCACAACGACCGAGATGTGGAGTTTATACAATTCAAACGTTGGCTCGAAAAACTGTATTCTAGCACACAAAATATTTTGTCGCTAGATTATAAAAGTTGTGAAATGATCGCTGATGATCTGTATCTACAGATTGCAACAAAGTATCCAGATCGTGCGGTCTGGATCGAGGTGGCCGAAGACGGTGAGAATGGCGCCTTGATCAAATATGAACTCACTCGCCCTAGTCTTTCAATTAAAATTTAAGGAAATCAAATGGCCAAGCCATCATTCAAATCTAACCCTCGTGTGGCTGAGATCTTTAATGATCTTGAAGTGTTCCTGGAGTTCTGTCAGGACTATGGGTATCGTTACAACGAGTCGGACCTGTATAACTTCAAGAGTTATGCATGGCAACAGTTCAACAAATGGCATGCGGGCAAAAATGCCAAGAACATGTGGAGCGAGGACACACGTAGACTTGCCGGAAGATTCTAATGAGAAAACTATACTACATGGGCTTAGAAAGTTACGAAGCTCGTTACACACTACAACTAACAGAGTGGAACCGACGTGTGTTTGATCATCGAGGACTGGATGTTGTATATGTTCCAGGCACCACTATTGACAATACACAGGCCATATCAGTCGGTCAGGTGTTAGACGCACATGGTCGCAGTTATTTTGCCATGAGTCAGATGATGAACTTGGTTCAGTTCATGAAGAACGGTGAGATAACAGGTGAGGACGTGGTGTACTTTGAAGACATGTTCCAACCTGGATTTGAGAGCCTTGGCTACATCATGAACCAGATCCCTCGGGAGCAATGCCCGCGTATCTATGTGCGTTGTTTGGCACAGGCCATTGACCCTGATGACTTTGTGCATGTGTGGGGATTGCAGAAGTGGATGGATCTATATGAAAAAATGGTTAACGAGATGGTTGCCTTCTCCGGTGGGGCGGTACTCGCCACTAATGAAGAAATGGTCGCTCATATGCGGATCGCTGGTTGGACTGCTCCAATCTACAACATTTCCGGTCTGGCATTTGGAAAAGCAGAAGTTCTGGAAAGAATTGGCGGCGTGCAAAACATCACGCCATTCGATCAACGTGCCCGTAGAGTCGGTTTTGCGGCTCGTTTT